AATGGTCGCTAATGTATCTGTTAGGAATTTTGGCTCAATATGCTCTAGTGCATCGGTACTGATGATTGCATCAAATGTTCTATCGGGCAAGGATTCAAAAATGGGATTGCCTGGATCATATCCGGTCAGACTGATATTTGGATGCAATTGATCTATGGTAGAAATTAAACCACCCTGACCACACCCAAAATCCAACACACTTGCAGGATTGTGTTGTTCTAAGAAATCTTTAACAACTTGGTATGCTTTGGCACCATTGTTAAATTTGCCTGCATTGTGCATGCGAAGCAATTGATCTTGATATTGTTTGTTTATCAGCGCCATCCCATAATCCAATCATCTTTAACTTGATCCAACCGTATCATTCCCCAACTTTTCAACAACTCAATAGCGGCATGTTGTGCATATTGTTTGCTGTAAGCATCATGTGGTTTTTGCTCCACTACCACGACAGGGCGACAGCGTTTTATAGTTTGTTCGGCTCCTTGCAAAACTCTGTATTCGTAACCTTCACAATCTATTTTGATGTAGTCTATGTTCATATTTAAGTTGTCTAGCCTCACAACCTGAACATCACCTGTGCCCATTTTGGCTGGATCCAAATGACTGTGTCCTGTGTTGCCTTGTGTGATGATCATGGTGCCTTGTGTGTCCTGGTCACCCAGTGCCAATGGACTGACAACAAAGTTAGCACCGGTGACATTTTTTCCTAAACATTCTCTAAAAACAGCCACTGGTTCAAACGCAACCACATGAGCAAAATGTTTTACTAGATCTCTGCTCCATAGTCCCACATTGGCGCCAACATCTACGGCGGTACCGCGATTGGCACACAATTCAATGCTGCGACGCCTCACTGGCAGTTGATATTCTGCTGGTCCACCTTGGCCAACACTTTTGCCTATCATCAATGGGAAATGCGTTTCAAAATCTGGAAAGAACCACCCGTAATCTTCACGCATTATATGTCTCCTGTAATATTCTTAGTGCTGTTCCGTCAAGCAGTTCTGAATTGTGAAACTGCCCATAGGCCAAGTGGCATGCCCACTCATATATTTGATCTCGATCGGGATACCACGGATTGTCAATTTCAGATAGGTCGGTATTGCTTACTGGAATGGCAGCATTTGATGTTGCCAGTGCAAATGCTGGTACACCAGCCAGCACACTTTCTGTGGCTGCAATTGAATTGAAAGTCACCAAAGCATGAATGTCAACTAGTGCTGATTGCAAGTCGCTGGCAACTCTTGCTTGGCGATTGGGATCGCGTTCACGTATGACAATTTCTCGATCAGTGTGCTGACGAATTTTAGCAACAGTTTGATCAATCCATTCCTCAAGTTTGATGCCATAGAACACACAGGGTTTTTCATCCGGCGCTGCTAGTAGTATTTTGCTACCATAGCAACGTGAGGGCATGGCAATACCATGACGCTGCCAACGATCAGCAGGTCTTGGCACTACACTACCGTGCTGTAAGTCGTTGGGCACCAGTCTATGCCACTGCTTCCATCCGTGTGGATTTAGGACATTGGGTCTATTGCCAAAATATCCTGAGTCCATATACCAAAATGGTCTTTGATCTACCCAGCACTGTTTGATAATCTTGTGTTTCATAATGCCACGTATGACCAGTGGAGCATCACTATCTTCATAGCACCATGTTTCTAGTTTGGTTGGCACAGTGCCTGACCCGCGAGCAAACATCTCTATGTACTGGTCAGAGTCTTTCTTGTTGAGAAATATCCAGTTCATTGCCAATATGCTTCTGTACGTCGAACTTTTAAGTCTGTAGCAGGACTGCGCCCTGTAGATTTGCGAGCACCTTTGAGATGATCTAGGTATGCGCCCCAGTCTGAATTGATTAGGGGATGGCCTTCGCCGGTGATCAAATGGCTTGACCAATCAAGCTCTTGTAATGGCAAATGTTTTCTTACTGCATCAAACACAAACGAGTCATGCCATTCTGCTAGGGTAAAAATACCTTGTTCGGCATTGTCATAGTATTGTTGAAACTGTGTTAAAAAATCCATTGTGCGCGGGCTGCGCAAATTCATAGCATACAATCCACATTCAGTATATTTGCCACGCCGACCTAAAAAACAAAGATCTTTGTTGTCGGGACACAATCTATCTAACTCATCTACAGTAATAGGGCTGTGACATACTGTGTCGGCATCCATCCAAATCAACCAATTGGTATTGGTATGTTTGGCACAGTGAAAAATGCTGTAAACTTTGTGAGCAAATCTTACAGCGTCCCATTTAAATCCTTTCCCGGCATCTTTGCGTTTTGCTCGTACAGGATCTGCCCCAACATCACCATTGGCCTTGGGTACTCCTGCCCACTGTTGTTTAAATGCAGTCAGTTCCTTTACCACTGAGATATCATGCACCAAGAGATTGGGAGTAGTTTCTTTTATGCCACATCCTTCTGCATACACTACTAAATTGATAGGCCATGTTTGCAAAAACGTTTGAATCATGCGCTGACCATACTTTGTGTAACCGTCAGCATTGAAAGTGGTACATACAGTGTATTTCATCGCAGATACTTATGATTAAAAACATAGCTTATTTTCCTTCTCAGTGTGCTCAAAATAGCAAACCCATTATGTCAGCAGTATTGGACTATTTGCAAGCATCAGGCATACAAACGCAAGAAAACTCTATGACTGCTGATGCGGCTGTGATTTGGTCAGTATTGTGGGCGGGCCGCATGGCACCTAACCAAGCGGTGTACGACCACTATAGATCACAAGACAAGCCAGTTGTAATAATTGAAATAGGTGCGCTATATCGCGGCAACACCTGGAAGATCGCAGTAAACAACATTACCTCACAAGGGTACTATGGGCACCAGAACAATTTGGATTGGGATAGACCGGCCAAACTAAAAATCAGTCTGGCCACACAACTTGGTTCCAAACCCAATATTATTATTACTGCACAACATGATCGTAGTCTACAGGTTGCTGGAGTCGACATGAGCGATTGGGTTAAACGCACAATTGGTATTCTTAGAAACAACACAGATCGTCCTATTACCATACGTCCGCATCCACGTTGCAGACTAATGTTAAATAGCCTACCACCAGGTGTGAGTGTTGAGCCTCCAAAAAAATTAAACAACACATACGACAGTTACGACATGCACTTTGATTGCCATGCTGTGGTAAACTACAATTCTGGACCAGGTATACAAGCAGCCATAGCAGGAGTACGACCAGTTGTGGAATCAACCAGTCTGGCGCATCCTGTGTCAGTTGGATTCAGTGATATCGAGCAGCCATATGAAACGGATAGAGAATTATGGCTTAGACAAATCTGTCACACTGAATACACTCTTGATGAACTGCGCTCAGGCGCATGGCTAACGCGAATTGAACCTGCACTAACTACCTGAAAGTAAATAATTAATGAATCAATCTTGGCTGACCTATTACAGAAACAAATATTATCCATTGCTAAATCCTGATCCATTGGAAAATGCAGGCATCCTGGCCAATGGCATGTACAAAAGAGACATTGGGTTTGACATAATGTTTAGATTGTTATTGAACAAGAAACAACATGATTTTTCTATTGTTGAAACAGGCACACTTCGCACACCCGGTCAATGGAAAGATGGGCAAAGTGCTTTTTTGTTTACTGAATTTGTAATAGCACAAGGCGGCCAAGTCCGATCAGTAGACATCGACCCTGAAGCATGTGCCATTGCATCAACTGCATTGTCAGTTGAACAATTTTCTGTAACATGTTCTGATAGTGTGGAATGGCTGGCTCAACTGACTGATCTTGGCGGTGTGGATTTGTTTTACCTGGATAGTTGGGATGTGGACTGGGCCGACGACACTGCCAGTGCAGAACATCATTTAAAAGAATTTCAAACAATTGAATCTTTCTTACATCCAGGCACGGTGGTCGCAATTGATGACAACAGTAGATGGTGTTGCAGTGGCCAACGTGCAGGCAAAGGGCGAGCAGTGTTAGAATATCTTGAATCTAAAGGTCACTTTCCAATTTATGATGAGTATCAGATTATTTGGCAGTTTTAAATGTCTGATGCTTTGTTAACTGAAAAAGAAATGCGCAGAGCAGCCAAGGCAGCCAAGATTGCTGCCGAACACGAAGGGGCAATTGATTGCGCCTGTGTGATACACGGCGATGGGTATGATTGGATCTATGTTGATCGATTGCACAGCATGTTGACCAGACATTTGACCAAAGGTATTCGTCTACATGTGTATACAGAGCAAAGTAGATCAGTACCCGACCATATGATCAAACATGTGCTTGATGAGTGGCCGGGCTTGAGTGGTCGCAGACGATCCTGGTGGTACAAAATGCAGTTGTTTAATCCTGCACATCATGCTGGACAGTTGTTGTATTTGGATCTTGACACTGTGATAGTCAACAGCTTGGATTGGATTTTGACTTTGGATACAAGGTATTTTTGGGCCATCCGAGATTTTCAATTCTTGTGGAAACCCCAATATCAAGGAATCAATTCCAGTTTGATGTACTGGAACACTAAGTCTTTTGCCAAAGTTTGGGACGATTTCGCTTGTCAAGACATCAATCAAGTAAGGAAAAAATACAACGGGGATCAGGACTATCTAAGTGATGTATTGTCCCCGACCAAGCGAAAGTTTATTGACAATACCCGGGCAGTAAGCTGGCGTTGGCAAGCACTAGATGGCGGAATGAATTTTGAAAAACGCATTCACAAAATTCCCGACAAAGGCACCGAGTTTGGCCCAAAAACCAGTTTGTTAATCTTTCATGGAAATCCCAAACCCGATCAAGTGCAAGATCCAGTTGTACAAAGCCATTGGCGCTGACATAAATATAACATATTGGAGTTTATTATGGGTACAAAACAAGTTCAAATGTATTTTTCGGTA